CAGGTAAGGAGTTTGTCTCTGGGGCAGTAATTGACTCCACACAAGACACTACATTATCAGATACCTCAGGCGGAGCATTCAGTGTTTACAGCAATGAGTCAGACGCAAACACACTAACAAATCCCATTGTGGAAAATGTAACAAGCTATGCCACATTATACAGCAATATCACAGGAGGGGTGTTATGGGTAAGAGCTTCACTAGATGGAATTATTTCGGTGCAATCAGTAGCGATGCAACAGGGCGTGAATACATTTACGACTGGTATTGCAGGTGCGTTAGGTGTGGTAACTGAAAGTTTGGGTGTAATTAATCGTAATGTGATGAAGGGCAGTCTGAGTATTCCAGCGAGAGAGGAACTATGAGTTTTGCTTTGTCAGTAACTGAATGGGTTAAAGATGCGGGGGAAGATATGGGCAAACTCCATAAAGCCATTATTCTTGAACTGTTTGCCTCGGTCATTCTTGACACCCCTGTTCTTGAAGGGCGTTTGCGAGGCAATTGGATAATAAGTAGTGAAAGCCCCGCAAGTGGGCAATTTGATATTATTGACCCAACAGGTGAAAAAACTACCAAGAAAGTTGAAGATTTTGTTGCAAAGCTTGACAATCTTGAAGATTTTGAAGTTTACTTGACTAACAATTTACCATATGCATACCGCATTGAATATGATGGTTGGAGTCACACAAAAGCACCTGAAGGAATGGTTCGTAAGAATCTAATCCGTATAACCAACAACCTTAGATCATGAACAACGACACCAAAACACGGACTGCACTAATTGCAGCCGCCAAAGATTTCTTGACTGTCAACCCGTCAATTCAAACGAAAAGCGGGCTTGAAGAAAATCTTCCTGTGTTGCCTGCAAACGCCATTGCATGGGAAAACCGCAAGTTTGAATTTCAAGGGAAAGGGGTTTGGTCAAGTGTGTTTTACCGCCCCAATCAACCTATTGCACGCACGATTGGCCCATGTGGGCAAGATGAATTAAGTGGTTTCATGCAAATAGATATTAACGTTGCCCTTGATTCTGGTGAAGAAGATTTAATTGCGTGGGAACGTAAAGCACGATTATTTTTTCATGCAGGGCGATTTTTTACTTTTGAAAATCTTGCCGTTATAGTAACGTCAACTGGTATGAGTGCTGGCAGAATTGTTGATACTCACTATCGAAAATCTATCACGGTGGCTTTTAGAAGCCATTTGCATAGAACACAACTAACCTAAAAAATATAAAATTATGTCAGAAGCGTCAGCCCACAAACTAAGCTATGTTGTTGAAACAACACGGGGAACAACCCCTCCAAGCCCTAGGTTTAGGGCTTTGCCGGACACAAGAACTACTCTTGCACTTCAAAAAGAAAATCTTTCTTCTGAAAGAATCACAGGCGACCGTTTCCCTGCTGAACCTAGAACGGGGGCAAGCACAGTTGGTGGTGACATCCCTGCCGACCTTTCAAGTAAAGCGTATGATGAATTTATTGCTTCAGCCCTTCAAGGTGAATGGGTTGACAATACAGGTGGACAATCTGATTCAGTTGACCTTTCTGTTGGCGGCATGGTTTCAGCAGCAGTTGTTGTTGGTCAAACTTTTACCACTACAAACGGCATTGTTACTGTTGAAAGCATTGACGGACAGGAAGAAGAAACAGTTCTTACATTCCTTGAAACAGGGGAAACAGAACCTGTAACATTTGAACTTTTTGCAGACCCTGTTGACGTTGACGGCACAGAATTTATTGCCAGTGGATACACAGATATTGAAGAAAATGCAACTGTGATTGCAGGCGACACACGCAAAGCGTTTTCAATCTTACGTGAATTTAGTGACTTTGCAGCAGGTGAAGAACCTTTCTTTCTCTATTCTGGTTGTGAAGTTGCAACATGGAATTTGACAGCGGCAGCCAATGGGATTGCCAAATCAACATTCACATTCTTTGGACGTGACTTTGTTGGGCCTTCTGCACTTGCACCAATTGACAGTTCAGTTGCACCAGCATTTGACACAGAACCTTTTGACACGTTCAGCGGCTCAATGAAACTTGACGGCGTTGCACAGTGTATTGTGACAGATTACAATATGACAATCAACAATGGCCATGCTGCACGTTACACGGTAGGCTGTTCACAGTCACAAGACCCTTCTGTGACACAATCACTTATTGAAGGTTCAATTACAGCATACTTTGAAAATGCACAGCTTTACAAAAAGTTTGTGAATGAAGAAAGCCTTTCAATTGAACTGGCACTTGCAGATTCAAAAGGTAACAAGCTAATTATCAGCTTGCCAAACCTTCGTATTGGTTCAGGAACACAACCAGACGTTTCAGGTGATGGGCCTGTTACAATCCCGATAAATTTCACTGCACACAAAAACCAAGCACTTGGTTCACACATTAGCGTTCAACGTGTAATGCCTGTTGCAGTTTAATCGAAAGGGATTAAAAATTCTATTATGGACACAAAAACAAAGGAAACAGCCCCCAATGTGGGCATGGAAGCGTTTTTTATTAAAGACACTTCTGAAGAAGGCGTTAAAGTTGATTTAACGCTACCAGACGGCACAGCAACAGGTGAACATTTGATTGTAAGGGGTGCAGATTCCCCAACATTCAGAAAAGCACTTGCCAGAACAAACCGCTTGAAAATGGATTTGATGAAACGCACGCAAGGAAGCAAAGGGCGGCAAGCCCTTGACGCTGGAACAGCTGCGATGAAAGAAGCCAAGATTGGGCGTGAACTGGTTGCCAAACTGGTTGTTGGTTGGAGTTTTGAACAGGATTTCACACAAGAAAACCTGCTTAAATTCTTAGAGAATGCCCCGCAAATATTGGAACAGATTGACCAATTTGCAGGGGATAGAACAAATTTTTTCAAGAATCCGTTGACCGGGTCAGAGAATACGCAAGAAGAAATTTCTGGCTGAACTCCAAGGTTGACGGTGGGAAAATAACAAATAAAGAAAACCTTGATAAGGTTGCAGAACATAAGGGCTGCGACCCGTCAAAACTTTATGGACTGCCACACGTTGAACAAGAAGAACTTTTCTTGTTTGATTGGTATTTAGAAATAAAAACTTCTGAACCTATTACATACACAGAAATTGACGCTTGGAACAGGCTAAAAGGTTATGGAATAACCCCTGAAGAAGTGGAAGTTATCTTGCTATTAGATTCAGACTACTACAAAATAAAATCAGATGGGAGAGACGAACAGCTTAACTCTTAAAGTAAAATCAGACTCTGTGAAAACAGGGTCAGAACGTCTTGACCAGTTAAAGAAAGCCGCTATTGGTGCAGAACGCTCCGCACAGCGGCTTTCTGCTACCCAAACGGGGGCGGCCGCAAGTTCTGCAAGAGCCGCAACCGCAACGGGGGCAAATGTTACAGCAACAGGAAGCCTTGCTTCCTCACAAACGGCAGCAGCAGCCACAACAACACGTTTGGCGACTGCACAGAATGTGAATGCCGCCGCAACAACTAGAAACGCCACTGCAACGGCAGCAGGGGCAACAGCAACAGGAAGCCTTGCCACTGCACAAGCAGGGGCAACAGCAACAACCAGAACGCTTTCAGTGGCTGGAAAAGGATTGATTGCAACCTTTTCAACAATGCTTGCACCACTGCTTGCAATCCTTGCCCCTTTGGCGGCAATGAATAAATTGTTTAACTCTGCTGTCAGTTTACAAGATTATGAAGCCAGATTAAAAACTGCAACTGGTTCTGTGGAAACAGCGGGTGTTGCTTTTGAAGCACTTGAAGGGTTTGCAAGTCAAACACCTTTCGCATTAGAACAATCTCTTGAAGCTTTTCTAAAGTTAAAAAACCTTGGATTGAACCCAACAGAAGAAGCATTAATAAGTTATGGAAATACAGCTTCAGCAAAAGGAAAAGAGTTAACACAAATTATTGAAGCAGTTGCAGACGCTACAAATGGCGAGTTTGAACGTTTAAAAGAAGCTTTTGATATAACTTCAAAAACAGTTGGTGACAGAGTAAGGTTCACTTTCCAAGGGATAACAACAGAAGTCGGCAAAAATGCAGAAGAGATTGAAGCATATTTACAAAGTATAGGAAATAATAATTTTGCAGGGGCAATGACTGACCGCATGGCAACACTTGGTGGACAAGTTTCCAACCTTGGTGATGCATGGGGGGAACTTTTCAGAACCATTTCTGAAATGGGGGTTGGTGAAGTTATGGGGCAAAGCATATCTTGGGCAACTGGTATTTTAAAAGAATTTATTGCCCAACTTGAAAGTGGGCAGTTTGAAAACACATTAAAAAGTTGGACAGCAGGGCTTGAAGGTTGGGCAAGTGACTTTCAAGCAATAACAACAGGCATTGCAGACTTCTTTTCAGGCATTGCACAAGCAATGGGTATTGAAGGGGCTGGAACATGGGCAGTGATTATTCAATATGCAAAGCTAATGCCCGCCGCAATCAGAAGTATAATTCAAAAGAGTGCAGCCAATGTTGCGGCTTTGGGGCTTTCTGGTGTTGCAGCTGGTAAAGGGATTTATAAAGGAATAATTGCAGGGCTTAAAGCAACACTTCAGGCAGTCAATTCAACAGTTTTAAAAATTGGTGCTGCACTATCAAACCCAATTGAGACTTTCAAAAAAGGTGGCGTTGATCTTGGTTTAAGTGAAAGCCTTGGTGACATTTCTGGTGCAGTAAGGGGTGAAATTGCTGCTGCCAAAGCTGAAATTTCAGCAATTGGTGAAGCACGTGACAGCGTTGTTGCAGGCATTGAAGCTGAATTTGATGCAGTTGTTTCTTCTGTCCAAGCTTATGAATCATTGGCAAAATCAAAACGTAAAGCCTATGACGTTAAACCAACAGCAAGTTTGAATGACGTTAAAATCAACCGTCCTTCAGGGGGTGGTGCTTCTGGTGGTGCTTCTGCAACAAGTGGTGGAAGCGGGGGTTCTGGTGGCGGTTCAGGACGTTCAGCAAGCGGTGCAACAGGCGGTTCACGTTCTTCTGCACCTAGTGGGCCAAGTGAATTTGAAAAGCTGAAAGAAGAACTGCTGAAGGAAGAAAAAGCAATTGAAGATTCTTACCTTAAACGCCTTGAACTTGTCAGGAAAAACACAAAAGCGGGTTCTGAATTACGTGCTGAACTAGAAGAAAAGCTTCAAGAAACATACTTTGAAGACGTTGAAAAGTTTGCTGAAAAAACAGTGTCAGAAATTGACATTGCCAAGAATGGTTTTGACCTGAAACTTGGCGAGTTACAAACATATTACGACAACCGCAAACAACTAATTCTGGATAATGAGCAATTAACAGAAGAAGAGAAGACAGGGCTTGTTGCTGGACTCACACAAGAAAGAAATGACCTTGTAAGGCAAATGACAGTTGAAAGTGCCAAGCAAGGTTTGGCACTAGCTGACAACTATTTCAAGAACTTCACAGGACTCGCCGAGTCTTCCAACAAGAAACTGGCAGCAGTGGGCAAGGCGGCACTTGTAGCGCAAAAGGCGGTTGCAATCACACAAGCTACAATCAAAACCTATGAGTCAGCAACAAGTGCCTACGCTTCACTTGCAGGCATTCCAATTGTTGGCCCTGCACTTGGTGCAGCGGCGGCAGGTGCAGCAATTGCAGCAGGTCTTGCAAATGTGTCTTCCATTGCTTCAGCACCAACAAATGTTGGTAACTTTGCAAGTGGGGGTATTCTTGGCGGTTCTTCAGGCACAGGTGATGCAGTAACATTTAACGGCAACCGCGGTGAAGCAATCATTAACCTTGAACAACAACGCCGTTTGCTGAACATTGCAAATGGTGCAGCGGCAGCAGGACAAGGAAACGGTGGTTCTGGCAATGTGACAATCATTAACCAGACAAGCACACCTGTTGAAGCTGAAGCACGCACAACAGCAAATGGCGACCGTGAAATAATTATCCGTGAAGCAGTGAACAGAACAAAATCAGAACTAGCAAATGAAGCAAGTGCAGGTGGTGGAACTGTTGTTCCAGCCCTCCAACGTTCATTTGGTCTTAGAAGAACAGGAACTTAATTTATGGAAACTTGGCCAGAAACAATTTTACCTTTGCCAAACTTCAATTTTGGAGTTGATGCACAGTATTCAAATGTGCGTTCAAAAATGGATTCTGGAAGGGTCAGACAACGCCCCCGGTTCACTGAAGAACTAGAACTTGCAGACGTTAAATTTGAGCTTAGAAAGTTTGAATATGCTGCTTTCAAATACTTCTGGAATAACAGGGTCAACCGTGGGAATGATTGGTTTACAATGCATTTACCTTTACCCAATGGGGAAGGCTTAACACTCACAGAAATTCGTTTTGTTGCTGACTATAAAGCAACGCACCGTGCTTTTGAAAATTGGGATATTTCCACAACCATTGAATTTAAAGCGCCAACTGAATTGACTTCAGAACAATATGACCTGCTTGTTGCTTTGGGTCAGACGGGAACAGAAACTTTGCCAGAAGAATTAGAACAATTAGAAAACTTATTCCCATACGACTGGCAATATGATAACTAACATATTCAATAAAACATCATGAGACTAAAACGCAAAACAATACTGGTGGCTTTGCTTGCATTGCCAAGCTTAGTTTTTGGGCAAAATTCTGTCCAAGAATCAATTGATAAATTACACACTAACGCACAAGCTTTGGAAGACGTTGTGAATGGCCCGCCAACGGGGGTTGATTCAGATGTTGCATTGCCACAAGGAGGGTCACAAATCACTGTTGCCAAAGCAATTAAAGGTATTACTGATTTAAATGTTCAATTCCAAAGTGATGTTGGCACAATTGTTGCAGAAGCACAAGTCAATGCAGAAGAAGCAGTTTCAAATGTCCAAGTCAATGCAGACGGAGTAGTTGCTCAAATTGTAGCAGATGCACAAAACCAAATTGGCACAGCAATAAATTCTGCAACTTCTTTAACTTTATCGACGTTTGATACAAGTGGGTTCAATGAAGGTGATATTGTTCTTCTTGCGGATGGAAGGTATTATGAATACAGACCCAATGATGCAGTTGGCAACGTTTCTGCATTGGGTGGTGGTTTTTGGAATGAAATTGACCTAAACAAAGACATGGATAATAATAAAACCGCTGTTATTGTCTTAGAAGAAGGGCAATCAAATAATGTAGGTTGGACAGCCAAAAACTCCTTTGAACTAAGTGATTACCCTTTACCCAACATGTATCAACTATCTAAAGGACGGGCAGATTCTAATTATAACGCAGGAAGTAAATATGATTTAATCCCTGCTTACCAGCCTTTACAATCAACCGGGTCGAGACATGATGGGAATTATGTCTCTATGGGTTTTTATTTTGCAAGAGAGATGGCAAAAGATTATCCGCAATATGATATTTATATTGTAAAAAATTCTTCAGCCGCAACTGGTTTTTCAAACAATAGATGGAATGAAGTTGATGATCTTAGGCAAAGAGGGACAAGGGAGGTCAGACTTATACATAATGAGCTGAAACAGAAATATAACCAAGTATTCTTTGCGGGTTTAAATATGCACCAGGGGGAAACAGATGCAGATAATGTGGCGCATTCTTCAGTGTATGAAAGTAAAACAGTCACCAAGTTTAATTCCCAACGTAATGAACTTTCTGATTTAGGTTTTGGAGATTTCCCTATTGTTTTGGGGACGATGGTATCTACATGGATTGGGAGTAATCCTACCAGACTTGAAGTAGACGCTGTTCATAGAAATATTGCAAACTTAATACCTAATGCAGGTTTTGTTGACTTGTCCGACCTAACAGACACACCAGATGGTGTTCATTTTGCGGCGCATGAAGCAGAAATAAAAGGCATTCGCTATTATGAAAAATGGAAAACGCTTAATAACTTTACTAAACAAAGTTATGAAGTCGCAAAAAAAGTTTGGTCATTAGACGCAAAAGGGGGTATCCTTAATAGTTCTAAAAATTATTCAGTTATAGGGAACGCCCCTAAAACTGACAGTGATGAAATTATTGAATTTTTAGGCGGAGGTTTAAACGTAGATGTCAATTTTACACCATCGAAAGCATACTCAAAAATTGTTACATTCCACTGGGCTGATAATAGTGTTGGACTTGAAAACCTTATTTCAGGACACATAAAAGGAGATACTAAAGGGCTAGCATGGTATTTTAACGCGGGTTTTATGCGTGCAACTGAAAATGGCGGCAATAATTATAGTTACTATTCTACTAATCAATCAAACATTAATAACTTTGGAGAGTGGATAACACTTGCTTTGGTTTTTGATGGAGTAAATATTTATGTAAAAGACCATGAAGGAAATGTCATTCACTCTATCGCTGAAAGTAACAGAGTGGATGCTTTAGTTTCAAATATTTCTGTCGGAGTGAACAACGACACCGATGGCTTTTTAAGTAAAAGTGTCAGATATATGGCAACATACACGGGGGTTTTAACGGATGGAGAAATTCAGGAAATTCATAATGAATACTCGCATTTTGGCATAGATACTGTATCCAACATGATCGCCCACTATAACTTTAACGCAAACACTAACGATGTGTCGGGCAATGGGAATAACCCACTTGGAACAAACAGTGTGTCAATAAATTCTGGTTTTGGTTCTTTTACAAATACGCAATACCTTGAAATACCTGTTACAGATGCCCAAGCAGTAACCCGTGTCATAAAATTCAGAACATCAAATGATGGGTATATGGCTTTAGTTTCTCATCCTTCTAGTTCAGGGTTTAACTTTTATATACAAAACCAACAAGTGCGTGTAAACTTCGCTCCTGAAACATTAGAACAGAGCGCAACATTTAACCAAAATCAATCACATGTAGATGGAAACTGGCATACAGCGGCAATGACTTATAACCCTATCACTAAAAAATCTATGCTTGCAATTAATGGGGAAATAGTTACATATGGGTATTATTCCACAACAAGCCCCCAAAATTCTAATATCCGTATAGGTAGATTTTCGGGTTCAGCACAAAATTTTGTTGGCGACATTGACGATGTAAAACTGTTTAACAGAACTTTTAATTCAGAAGAATTAAAATCAATAACACAATAAACCTTATGCAAGAAACACTAACCACAATCCTTGAAATTGTCCCACAAGTTGTTATTGCTGCACGCTTAATTGTTGCAGCTACACCAACGCCAAAGGACAATGCTGTTTACAGCAAAGTCATTGGCTTCTTCAAATTCCTTGGTCTTTTCTCTGAAAAGATCAAGTAAAGTTTGACAGACCCAATTAATCTTTGAAGCCTCTTGCATTGCAGGGGGCTTTTTTGTATGGTTGCAACGTCATGAAAACTTTAAAACAACAAATTGAAGATTCTCTTTGGTATCTGAAACACACAAACCCAACTGAAGAACATTTTGAAAAAGGAGTCCAAATCCTTGAGGCTATTGTTGGCAAGAAGCGCGCAAAAGACCTTGCACCAAAGTTTGTTAACACTCAACCATTACCAATTAATGAGGCACTAGACGTGCAAGAGCATTTGATGGGAAAAACGGTTGTAGTTATCCGAGGGCATGAACCGGGCGGTGGGGCAAAAGGTGAAAGATCATTCAACAAAAAAGTTCAAGGCCACATGATCGAAATTTATGAATCATGGGGTGTGAAGGTTCTTACCTATGAACACAAAATGAGAAATTACAGAATCCGGCAAGACCAAATGCGGGCTTGGATTCTTAAAAATGCACCTGAAGCTTTCATTTGTCATGAACTGCATTATGACGCTTACAACCCACGCCCTACGGCTTCAGGGCATCATTTCCAATATTTAGGGGCTGAAGAACTGGCAAGGTTCACAGCAGATGAATTTCAACGCCGTTTTCCCCAATCCTATGCACGGCACAATAAAGGGATTTTGAAGAACACAAACCGCAACGGTTCGGGGTTTTTGCGTAAATGTCCTTGTTGGGCGATCCTTACTGAACCATTCTTCATCACAAACCCTTCCGAAGATTCTTTCTTCAAAGACAAACACTATGAACTGGCTGAAATTTATTGCATAGGTGCAGCCCGTTTTGCAAAGTTTAAAGCAAATGCCAAATAATTCGATTGATGACGCACTGAAAGAAGTGTATGCACTAGCACCCAACAACAGGGTTGCTTTGGACACCATACAACTTTCACACCCGTCTTTGTCCACGTCCATTTTTATGGTGCAAGACCGCATTGCCCATGACTTCACACTTGAAACAGGGCAAACAGTAACATTTGAACCTGTGCCATTCAGGTTCACACCACCTGCTGCTGGTGACAATGGCATCCAAGAAATGCGTCTTGCAGTTGATAACATTGACAGGCGTGTAACTGATTTTGTTGACAGCATTGGCACGATAAACGCTCCTGTTGAAGTTACTTACCGCCCGTATTTATCAGATGACCCAACAACGCCAAGAATGAATCCCCCGTTGGTGCTATTCTTAACTGACTTGCAAATCAACGCTTTTGAAGTCACAGGGCGTGCCACTTTCACAAACATTGTAAATCTCAAATACCCAACAGAATATTATGACCGTGCAAGATTCCCTGGCCTTGGTTGATTTCGTTTCAACTCTAATTGGCAAGCCATACGTCAACGGCGGGCGTGGGCCACATGAATTTGATTGTTGGGGGCTTGTTTCCCACTTCTACAAAGAACGCCTTGGCATTGAACTAAAGCAGTTTGCAGGCTTTGACGCAAATGACACGTTGCTTTGTTCACGTGCCTTTGAAAACGCTGCCCAAAGTAAACGCTGGATTCAACTTGAAGAACCTGAAGCTGGTTGTGTGGTGGCAATGAGTAAATCAAACCGCCTGCACCATGTTGGCGTGTGGTTGGAAATTGACGGCGGGCTTTGCCTGCACGCTCTTGACGGTTCACAAGTTGTTGCACACAATCTTCACAGACTGAAGCAAGAACACTTCAGCAAAATTCTATTTTTCCGTTATGATAAGAACCTTTGAAATTTCAAACCCATACAACCCACAAGACGGGTTGAAGCAAAAGCAGTTCAACAAAGAAGTGAACCTTCTAGAAGTGGGCAAAGAATACCACGGGAAAGAATGGCTTTGTGTGGCGTATCTGGATGGCAAGCGGTATTTCCCTTTGCACGATGAATGGGAAGACATAACTTTAAAACGTGGCGATTCTGTTTACTTCATGCCCCATGTTGGCGACCCTATAACGTTAATTATTATTGCTGTTGTGGCAATTGTGGCTGTTGTTGTTGCGTTATCTCTTGCAGTGCAACCACCAGACGTTGCAGATCAACCAGAACCAGACCCGGTTTTTGATCTAAGAGGGCAGAAGAACCAAAACCGCCTTGGACACCCAATTGAAGACGGTTATGGACGTGTCAGGCTTTGGCCATCTTATGCAACAAGGGCATACAATCAGTATTACGGCAATGACCAATACCAATACCAACTGTTTTGCCTTGGTCATGGTTCGTGGGCAGTGGAAAGCGTTTTAATTGAAGACACACCAATTGGTGACTTCCAAGAAGTGCAATATGCAATTTACCAGCCGGGGCAACAAGTCACACTGTTTCCAGACAACGTTGAATCTTCAGTTGAAGTTGGGAACATTGAATTGTATGGCCCAAATGAATCTGAATACCAAGGTGTGACAGGGCCATTTATTGCCAATGCAGTCAACACACTAACCAACAGGCTTGAAGTTGACCTTGTATTGCCAAAAGGACTTTACTTTTCAAATGATGACGGTGGGCTTGACCAGCGTTCAGTTCGCTTGCTTTTCCAATACCGTGAAGTTGATGCAGTAACAGGCAACCCCGTTGGCAGTTGGCAAACCCTAATTGACACCACAAGGACTTTGGCAACAAATACGCCTCAACGTTACACATTCACAAAGGACGTGCCACAAGCACGGTATGAGGTGCAAGCACGGCGTGTGAATAACAAAGACGAATCACACAGGGCGGGCAACACTGCCCAATGGGCAGGTTTGCGTGCTTTCCTTCCTTCAACCCGTGATTATGGTGATGTGACCATGTTGGCAGTTCGTGCAAGGGCAACCAACAACTTGAATGACCAAAGTTCAAACCGTGTGAACTGTGTGGCAACACGTAAATTGCCAAATTATAATTCTTCAACAAACACCTTTGCCGCCCTTGATGATTACAACAACCGGACGGCAACAAGAAACCCTGTTTGGGCATTAGTAAACATTCTCCGTGCCAATTATGGGGCAGCATTAGAAGAACGCTTTCTGGACATTGAATTTTTTGAAACTGAAGCCAATTATGCAAACGCCAACCAGATTTATTTTGATTGGGTATATGACCAACGTTCAACAGTTTGGGAAGCAATTAAAACACCTGCTTTTGCAATGCGTGCAATCCCTATGCTGAACGGGTCAAAAGTTTCTTTTGTTCGTGACCAACCGCAAACACTGCCAACCTTTTTCATAAACCCTGAAAACACAGTTGCCAATTCATTCAAGCTTCAGAAACGGTTGTTTGACCTACAAGAACAAGACGGGCTTGAAGTTGAATACATTGACCCTGATTCATGGAAGCCAGAAACGGTTGATTGTCTGTTGCCGGGTGAAGCCGGTAACAACAAAAAGAGAATCCAACTGAAAGGGATTATTGGAAGGCAACAAGCATACGACATGGGAATGTATCTTTGGGCAAAAGAAAGCTATGAACGTGACCAAGTGACTGTGAAAACAGGAATGGAAGGCTATATTCCCACATACGGCGACCTTGGAAGGTTTGCTTCTGACATTCCACGTTGGGGGCAAACTGGATATATTGAAGACGTGCAAGGCAACGTTATCACACTTTCAGAACCGGTTGAATTTATTGCTGGTGAAACACACCAACTTGCAATCAGGGGCAAAATTGGGCAAGACCTTGGCCCATATACAGTGACGGCAGGCGACCAACCAAACCAAGTGCTTGTTGCAACGGCTGGAACGTTACCGGGTGAACAATTTTATTTTGATTACCAAAATGAACCGCCATATTTCACTTTTGGTGTTTCTGCCCTAGTGGGCAAGATTTGCCGTGTGGTTGACCTTAGACCAGATGAAGGGGAAGGCGTGACAATCAAAGCCATTGTTGATGACCAACGTCGTCACGCTGACTTTGGAACAGCACCGCCGTTGAACCAAGTGGCAACACCGCCAACAATCCCAAACAACCCAACCGTCACCAATGTCACGGTTGAAGCAGTGCCAAATTCAACTTCTGTTGTCACTGTATCTTGGCAACCAGCATTGGGGGCTGTTTCATACATTCTTGAAACGTCTTCAAACGGTTCAGATTGGACACAGGTTGACACCGTGGTTCAAACCAACTACACACTGCCGATTGTTCCCGGCTTGCTTTATGTGCGTGTTGCGGGGGTCAATGTGGGCATTGGTGCTTGGTCTTCATGGACGGGGCAAGTTGGACAGGTGACAGGGCCGCCAAATGACGTGACAGGTTTGGAAGTGCAACCAGCCTTCACAGGGGCGGCAGCCAATTTTGAATGGCAATCAGCTTCACAAGCAACCAGTTATATTGTCAAAATCTTCACAGATGGTGTGCAACGTGTTTCAGTTGAAACGCAAAACACAGAATATGATTGGACAATTGACGTTGCACAATCTCTGAACGCCGTAAACCGTGAAGTGACAATTGAAGTGACTGCCAAAAACAGCCTTGGAACGTCAACACCTGCAACAATCACAGCAACAAACCCTGTGCCCGTGCAAATTGCTTCAGGTCTTTCAAATGTGTTGAAAGCAGATAATGGCACAACAAGAATTTACACAGTCAATTGGCCAGTGGCAACCAGTTCAGATGTTTCATTTTACCGTGTTTGGGGAAGTGAAATTCAAGGGTTCACACCAGATGCAGGGAACTTGAAATTCCAAGGTCTTGCAACAGGTGCTGACATTGAAGTAACAGACACCGGTTCAGGATTCCCGCCACTTTATTGGCGTGTGTCTGCTGTTGATATTTGGGGCGATGAAGTGACACCTTCACCCGAACAAACTATTGTTTAAGCTGAACCCTGAAGAATGCCCTCCCATACGGCGGGGCGTATTCTTCTATTGGTTGCCAGTTTTTCAAATCAGTTGAAAACACTTCTTCAGATTCACCAAAGCCTGAAAGGTAAGGTTTATAAATGAATGTTGGTTGAATAATGTTGCCTTGTGTCTCTAATTCAACGCAACTGGTTTGAATGTATAAATCACGTATGCTTTCTTTTATTGGTTGGCACAAAGACACTGCACCAACAAAGGTGATTGTTTTTAAAGTGTTGTTCAAATTTCGTTTAAGCGTTTCAGATTATTAAGGACAGAAAGAAATGAATCTTGGTCATTTCCTTTCTTCCCAAGATTACCTGCAACAGCGTGGTCAATATCACCAGCAAAAAGGCGGTAAATGTGCGTTTCTTCTGTCTGTCCTTGCCTAGCAAGGCGGGCGTTGAATTGGTCATAAAGACCCCTTGAATCATCTAGTGTGAACCAGCAGACAATGTTGCCTCCCTGTTGGAGATTTAGCCCATGTGAAATTTTCTTTGGGTGTGCCACAAAGAATGGCACTTCCCCTTTGTTCCATGCGTCAAGGCGTTCATTTGTAAATTCTTCAGCCCCCGGCAATGCTTCAACAAGGCGGTCAACTTCATGCCTGTATTTGCAAGCAACCAGAATTGGTTTGTTGCCGTTGTCCTTGGCAAGTTTTCTGACAGCTTCAACCTTACGGTCATGTAAGATTTGCACCTTGCGGGTGCTTATGTCTTCCCCCTGCTGGACGTAAACAGCACCAGAAGTGATTTGCAGAAGCTTGGTTCTAAGAACTGCAAGGTTGGCAGCAGTAAGGGCAAAACCTTCTTCAAATTCAGCCAGAAGTTCTTTCTGAATGCGTTTGTAAAGTTTCTTTGCGTCTGGTGGCAATGCAACTTCAATGTCATGTGTGACAACAGGCGGGATTTTCAGATAATCCTTAGATTGCAGAACAAGGGCAATATTTTGAAGTTTTTCTTCAAGTGCTTCTTCAGACCCCTTGCGTAAAATGAATTTTGGATATTGTGAATAATTGTCTTCCACTTCAAAATATTGTTTTTTCCATGCACCAAAAGATGTACCCCGTGGGTTCATTGGGCATTTCCAAGTCTCGCCGTCATCCACTAATCGCACTTGCGCGAAAATGTCAAAACGGTGGTTAGAAACCGGCGTGCCAGTCATACCCCAACGGCGTGGGATTTTATAAATATATTTACGTAAAGCCCTTATTCTTTTAGAAGCTTGATTTTTTGCCATATCTATTTCATCGAAAAGAATACTGTCTACCGGTAAACTACTTTGGCGTTCACCTTTTAAAAATTGTTCACTAAACTTTGGTAGCATTTCATAATTGATTGTGTAAATATCTGCACTGCCTTCTTTCCATGCCTGTTGTCCTCTCTTGGTTCTTAGGTTGGCTATACGTAACCAGTTGAAATTTTCCCACTTTGCCACTTCATCAGGCCATGAAAGCACTGCAACACGTTTTGGGGCAACTACAAGCAACCCCTTCATTGCGCCTGTGCAAATCAATTCATCGACTGAATAAAGAACCGTGGCGGTTTTACCAAGCCCCATACCTGCAAAAAGCAAAGCTCGATCATTGTTAGTTAAGTGGTCAAAGCCAAGTTGTTGGTGAACTAATGGGTTGAACTTCATTTCAAATAAAGGTCAACAATCGCCTTGCCGCCGTCCCTAGAATCAACCCAATGGGCATTGCCAGAACGGTTGTTGATTTCAGCAATTTCTTTCAACTGCAAAGCGGTTGGGATCTTGCCGGGGGCTTTAAATTCAATGAAGAATACTTTGCCAAAAGGTGAAAGAAAAAGCCTATCAGGAACGCCACGTTGTGACGGGGCAGTAAATTTGCGAGTGTAACAACCGTTTCTTTTCGCATAGTCTGCAACCGCCTTTTCAATTTTAGCTTCTTCACCCATTTGCAAGCTTTTTGATTGCTTCAATACGTTCTGCAACTTCCTCTTTAGTCTGCACAAAGGCAAGCACCATGAGGCGGTCAAGAATGGCTTGGCGTGGTTCGCCTTTGGTTCTTGCAACTTCAATCACAAGAAGAATGCGGGCGGTCTTCTGGTCAACAAACCCCTTCTTGATACCTTCACAAAGTAGGTTGTAACCAACCACGTTGCCAACATTCTTGTTTCTGACACGTGCAACACGCTTCAACCCAAACTGGTAATTGGATTCAGTCACCAGAAGTTTTTTCTTCTCCAAGTCAGAAAGAACTTCTTCAGTGATTTCAGGTTGATTTGTGCCGAAAAGCTTTGTTTCGTTATAGTTCATAAATTTCTTTTGAGCTTAAACAAAGCTTGTTTGATTGCAAGGAATTAAACACTTTTTGTTTGTTTCTGTTTTTCAACCCATTTGCACAATGAGTGGTAAGGAATAAAAAAAATCACCGTCCAAAGAAAGGGCAATTGTTTCATGCACTTGGAAAGGCAACTGTTTCCCCATTATATCATCAGGGACAGGGTTTTCTTCACCAACATAAAAAGGACAATAGAAATTGTTTTTAAACACTTTCTGGTTGTATTCGTCACAGAAATTGAACCCTTTTTCTGCAACCCTTCTTAATTGTAAGGACGTGTTTTTTCTGTGCCTTTTAAATTTATATGACCGCCCAACAATAAGTTTTACACACATTATTGGGGGTTTTTGTTTATTGCTCATAGTAGTTTGACAATAAACAAATTTTGTTTATTGTCAATTATGTTTTCATATAAAACTTGATTAGGTTGCCATCAGCTTCAAGGGGCATACCTTCAGCCCATGCGGGCAAGTCACAAAGCAGTTCACAAAGCTCTTCATGTGACTGCCCTTCATAGTGTGGGCCAATCAGTTCATCATGCACCAACATAAAAGCTTCATAGCCTGCTTCTTCAGCCTTGCACGCACCATTTGCCATGAAGTCACCACAAATGGCTTGTGTGGCGTTTTCAAGCAGTTTGCCGCCGTATGTCTTACACCAACCCCATGTTGATTTCGTTGGAACTTTGCCCCAAAACTGAATTTCAGTGTTGAAGTTGTCCTTTCTGTCTGGTGTTGCGTCTTTGTGTTCGTCTGAAGGATTCCAGACAAGTTTGGCTTTTGGGTAAATCAAGGTGTGTCCTGAAGGCAGTTTCATCACTAATGCCCTGAAGCCGGGTTTTTCTGTGACACCAAACGTGATTTTGCTAGTTGCTTTGAATACCTTGCCGGGGTGGCGTAAAGCGTTTTTGGCGGCAATATCAATTTCTTTCCATGCCTTCACAATTTCCTTGTTGTCTGCACGCCAAGCAGAAACGGCACGGTCTGCAAGATCATCATAAGTGAGATCAACCCATTCTTCAGGCGTTGGGTTCAGGGGGTCTTTCACAAGGCGTTGTGAACCGCCCTTGCGGTATGCCCAGACCTGCACTTCACGTGTGATTGCCCTTTCTTCACTGCCTTTCTTTTTGAAACCTTTCTTGTTGCGTAAACGGCAGAACTGGAAAGGTGGGAATTTGATTTCGTCACGTGACCACGGTTCAGGGGATTGTTTAGCTTTCAAAAGTTTCTGGTAACGGGCTTTGAAAATTGGTTTATATTCTTCAATCATCTTGGCAGTTGGCGAGAATTTGAAGTTCTCACACGTTCCCCTGAATTTGGGTCTGCCCATGTTGTAAGTGCAACCAAGTTCAGCCTGCTTGCCAATGAAACGCTTGGAACTGTCACCAGCTTTGTTTTCTGCAACAACCTGTTCTGGTGTGCAACCAAAGATTTTTGCAGCCATTTCTTCATAAATGGGGCGGCCATCTCTGAAACGTTGCAGTTTGGCTTCACCGTCACACAACCAAGGCGCACCCCTTCCTTCAACAGAACTGAAGTCTGCCTGAAGAAGTTGGCCTGTTGGGCGTTGAATGAAGTGCCTTACCATCCCAGCAATGGTTGCAAGGAAAGAACCAAACAACATTTCCATTGTTTCAAGGTCTGCCCCTGCACAAATCATGTTGTAAGCTTCTTCACTGGTCTTGGTTGACCGCTTGAAGTTTTGGGGCTGGATGATACGCCCCGCCCAACGGTGTGTGCGTTCTGCACCAGACCAAAGAAGTGAACCACGAACAACGCCGTCTTTGCAGGAAGCGTTCAGCATGGTCCTCACTTTCTTAACTGCTGCATAAGCAAGCCCCGCTTTGATTTGTAAGGCTTTGAAGGCTTCAGGTTGCATTGTCACTGCCTGCAACTTCTTGGTTGTAAGCTTGGCAGGTGCTTTGCGTTTAATCGCATATTGCACGGCCTTCTTTTCCTTTTGTGGCAGTTTTTCAACACCAAGTTTTTGCAGTTCCAGTTGATATTGTTCAGCAAACCATTCTTGCAGTTCTTCCCAACGTTCAAATTCAACATATCGTGCTTCCCAACCGTCTGCACCTTGTTCAAGTATTTCTTGCACATTGGCGGCGGTAAGGTCTTCAAATGGATAGCCCGCACGCTTCATTTCCTTCAGGCAAACAGCAGTTTGTGAAGGCTTAAAGCCCATCATTTCAATAAAACGCCGTGTTTCACGGGCTTCAAATTTTTCAATAAGGTCTTGGCAGTGTGCCAACGCTTCCACGTTCACAGGCACGCCCCGCTTGTTCATTCTCAAATCAAATTGGAAGCTGTCAAGCACCGACCCCTTCAATTCAAAGGAAGCAAGCTTCTTGTGAATTTCACGTTCTGCTTCCACGTCCTGAACACAGTAATCAACAAACTTTTGGAAGTCTTCTACGTCATCAGAAGGCAACATACGTGTTGAAGGGTCTTTCTTGGTTGGCTTGCGTGGGATTGAAAATTTACGAATCAATCTTGCCCCTTCTTTGTCCTTTTCTTCTTCAATCCCTAAGAATGCCCCCGCCTGTCCTAAACTGGAAGGAATGGCAGCACGGCGTGCCATTGCAGCAGTGCAACGCCATTGTTCTGGTTTGGGTGCAGGTATGCCAAAAGTCTTTTGTGAAAGGTTGGTGCAAACGGCGTCTTCAAACTGTGAATTGTGTGCATAGATTACTGCACCAGATTCAACCGCTTCTCTATAAAAATACAATGCTTCAATACCCCTGTGTGGGTCATTCATATCTTCCCAAACTGACCAGACAACGGGCGGTTCATTGTTCTTGGCAATTGCCATTATCAAAATTTCTGTTGTATCATCTTCAGCATAACGGAAAGCCCCAACGTCTTTAATTGGGCTTGCCGAATACGTCTCAAAATCAAGGTGGTAAATGTCTTCACTCATAATAAATCACCAAACAGTTCATTGTTTATTCTGTCTTCAGCAATAGCAGCATATTCAGGGTTTAGTTCACAAAGAACATATTGCCGCCCGTTTCTGGCTGCAACAAAGCCCGTTGTGCCAGAACCGCCAAACGGGTCAAGAACAACGCCACCTTCTGGACACCCTGCAAGAATACAGGGTTCAATCAAATCATGTGGATAAGGGGCAAAATGACCACCTTTAAAAGGTTTGGTTGTGACACTCCAAACTGTGCGTTTGTTCTTCATTTTTGGTGTGTCACCACTCATTTGATTCATGCCTGAACCACGGCGTGAATCTGGGCGTTGTGAACGCTTGTCACCATAGTATTTTGAAGGTTCTTTGATTGGTTCAGCGTCAAAGAAATACCTTTCATTTTTGGTGAAAAGAAAAATGTTTTCATGGTCACGTGTCAGGCGGTCTTTTGCACCGTCTGGCATTGCATTGGGTTTGTGCCAAATGATTTCATTTCTGAGATACCAACCAGAATCTTGCAAAGCAAACGCCACACGCCAAGGAATACCAATCAAGTCTTTGTTCTTCAGCCCTTGTTGTGGTTTTTTATCAACAGCGGCGTTGTCTGCTGAACAGGCGGCGTTCTTGCGTGTTTCAGTGTTGCCCCGCTTTCTGCCGTTGTATGTGTCGCCAAGATTCAGCCAAAATGTGCCTGAAGGCTTCAACACACGGTGACATTCTTCAAACACCGCAACAAGTTTTTCAATGTATTGGTTGAAGTCAGGTTCAGAACCAAGTTGGTCTTCATGCCCATAATCACGCAACCCCCAATATGGAGGGCTTGTGACTACACAATCAACAGACTCTGATTCCATTGACTTTAGGGAAGCCAAGCAATCACCAATCAAGATTTGATTTTTCATGACTATTATTCAATTGTTGCACCAGCACCAGCAAGGACTAATTCAATATCAGAATCACCAAACAAGTCTTCCAAGGCGGCAAGGACACGTTTCTTGTCCAGCGGGTGCATTATATCAATTTCAGTGGCGAGTTCCCCAAGTTGGTGGTCTTCCAGCTGTTCAATTTGCTTTACGATTCCTAGAGGGGTTAATTTTAACTTCTTAGTTTTTCCTGTTTTGCTCATAGGCTTTCAAGGTAAACAAAATCTGTTTACTGTCAATAAATAAAAACACCCCGCAAAGAAAAACTTCACGGGGTGCAACTATGAACCTTTTGTTTTTGGGCGGCGGGGTTCTCTCCTTACCCTAGGCATCTTGTATGGTCTTTTAAGAATTTCCGCCAACATAAGCAGAATGGGAGTTGAACCCAATGTTCCCCGTCACCCAAAACGCCCGTGGTGCAACAAGGCACACACGGGCGGAGTCTGTTTAGCAAAAACAGTTTCTAAGCCTTACAGGCCAAGTTCAGTGTCTGCTTCTTCAGATTCAAATTCTTCTTCCTCAAAATCATCTTCATCAACTGAAACTTCACCAAGAAGTTTTTCGCCGCCGCTCATAAGTTGAACGCCAAGAAGTGTTAAGTTTAGAGAAGACATGGTTTTGCCATTCTCTTGCATATCGAAACCATAGAGGTCAGCAACAAGGTTGACTTTTGCACCGTAAAACAGCTTTCCATCCTGTGGAACAACTGGTTCACGTCCTTGGTCAAGTAAAACCGGGTGCCCTTTAAGCCATTTTGTGCCGTCCATGACAACGCCTTTGACTTTGTTTGCAGTCACAGAAGGTGAAACATAACGTGAATCAGCATCAAGCCCCGGCCAGATTTCACCTTTTGCATTGCTTGCTTCATCACGCCCTTTACCAAAATTAAGAATTGGTGTGCCGTCCTGTTGATTGTAAGCCCAATTGGTCATTTTTGGCGGAAGCTTTGGCCACTTCTCTTTACAAACCTGAAGACACACTTTTTCAAAATCTGTTGCAGGAAGTTTGATTGTTCCCTTTTCGTCACCATCTTTTGGGATGATGATTTCTGAATCAGCATCTTGCCTTAACTGTGAATTGAATTTAAGAACCCCACTTTGGTTTGGCTTTGGTTCTGTGAGTGCGTGCCATAATAATGTCCAATTTCTGAATTTTACTTTCATATTTTCTAATTTTAGTTGTTTAAATTGCAGTCTTTCCCGCTGTCCGGCTAAAAGCCAAGATCGGTTTACAGGGTGCTTTTAAAGTTTCCTGAAGGTTTAAATTTGACGGACTTGGAAGATGCGATTTGCAAAGCTTCCCCTGTTTGTGGGTTGCGTCCTTGGCGTGCTGCACGTTCTGTGACTGTGAAAACCCCAAAACCGCCGTTTAAATCACCACGTGAAAAATCAACTTTTCCGTCTGTCTGCAGCCCTTGTTTGATTGCGTCAATAACGTCTGAAACGATTGATTTTGCTTCTTTTTGGGTGCAACCACGTTTTGCTTGCACCGCTTTAACTACTGCTTTTTTGCTCATAATTTATATTTAGTTGGTTGCAGTCTTTCCCGCTGTCAGGGTGTGATTTATGTGGTCTTAGCCCTGCCACAATTTGACAATAAACAAAAAGTGTTTTATGTCAACAGCTTTTATTCACAACCTTCACAAGGGTCAATTTTCCCATTCCAAGGCTTGCCAAGTTCTGTGATTTCTTCAATAGACCAAATTTTTATTGGATGTCTTAAATCAAGACCTAACATTTCTCTTAGTGTGTCTTTCCCTTTGTGTATTGCGTCACCTTCTGTGTCTGCTTCAAGATTTGAAAAAGTATAATCCCCAACGCCGGTAACGTCTAAAACTACTTTCCAATGCTTCATGTCTTGTTGTTGGTTGGGCGGTTGTCAATCAGTTGCCCTTGGTCTTCTGCATCCATCAGGATTGCACAACTCGCCATGATGTGTGCAAGGTGGGAACGTTTGCTTTCAGGGTCTTGGTTTTCGCCTTCAACAAATGCGTCAAGGTGTCTTCTGATTGCACCAACATAAGTCATTGCTTCAACCTTGTTTTCTCGCCAATTCCAAGAACCATATTTGTCAGCACCCAATTTGTGAACCCATGCCAATTGTTCCATTGGGAACGGTGGCAGAAGTTGCAAAGGTGCTTTCAACGCACCTGCTGCACCTTTGGGGTCAGCACTAACAGGCGACATTGGTGTTTTCTTCCTAGGCATTACAACATTCCTTCAAGTTCTTCATCTTCAAATTCATCAGCCGGGGCAGTGAACACAATAGCTTCTTTCTTGTGACTAATTGGCACAAGTGAAGGTTTGTTGTGTGGCTGTTCCCAAAGCCCGTTGAACTTGTTGTTGAATTTGGTTGATAGGTCTTCCCCTTCCAACTTGGCAATTGCTTGTGGTGCTGTCAGTGGCATTGCTGGCTGGTATGCACCCGCTTTGCCAAATTTGTTTGTGAGCATTTTAGTTGCTTCAGTTTGTGCGTCTGTGCCTTTCCACTTCCTTGCACCCTTGTTGCCTTCAACAAGTTTCATGCCCCGCAATTCACCGCCTTGTTCAATGCGTTTGCGTTCCATGTCAACCACGTTGTCAACAACCTTCTTGATTGTTGAAGCGTTGGCACAGATGAAAGCAACCTGTTCAGGAGTCAGCAATTCCCCGGTGTAGGCATCAGGGTCAGCAGCAATGACACCAGCGGGCTTTTTAGCAGTTGCGGGTGCAGTGGCTGCAACAAGTTCTTTGACCACTTCAGTGCGTTCTTCAGGCGTTGTTTCGTCATCAAATTCAGCAAGCGGGTCAATGGCTGTTGGCACGTGGAAGAAACCGCTTTTAATTTGGGCTTCACAAATACCACGTGCGTCACAAAATTGGCACGCATCTTTTGAAGGTTTGATTGCACCGTCACCTTTGCGGGCAACTTCATAATCTGCTTCAATATCAAGTGCAATGTCCTTCAGTTCACGCACTGTTGTTGTCCAGACCTTTGGCTTGCCATTAAATGAATGGTGGCGGGGCTGGTAAATGCCAAGCGCAACCTTCATGTCATCAGGAAGTTTTGCCCCCTGTGTTCCTTCAATGTGTGCAATCAGTGACAGGCAATAAATGATTTGCTGGTCATTTTCTTCAGCAGAAACTTCAACACCAATGCCATATTTCAGGTCTATAAATTGAATCCATTCTGAACAGTAAACGCCGTAATCAATTGTGCCTTGGTCTTCAGGGCGGTAAAATAAAGGCACTTTGCCTTCAATCATTTCAACAGCCCCGCCAACCTTATCAGCGTTTTCTTTGATCCCCTTACAAAGTTTAATGTAACCTTCAAGGTGCAGGTGAAATGCTTCTGGTATGTCACCAAGTTCAATTTCACCTTTCAGAATCTGTTCTGCATACTTATGGGCTTCATCACCTTCAGTGGAATAACTGCTGCTTGTGTCTGCCGCAATATCGCCAAGGGCTTTGCCTGTTTCAATGACTGCAACAGAACCGGGGCAAGTTCTCCAACGTTTAGCACCTGAAGCCCCATAAATTGAATGTTCTTCTTTTTCGCTCATAAGTCAAATTGGCAAATGGTTTGGGAATCTGTGGCAATACATTCCAAAAAGTCTAAAAATACGTTGTAAGAGCAACGTATTTCTACTTCTTGTCCTGTTATCATCGTTAATACTATACCAGAATCTTTGGGCAAAATGCCACCAATATGGTCTGCGTTTATCGTGCATTCAAACCCGCAATCGGATTTGTTTATAAATTGTATGAATTTCATTGTTCAATTATTTGGGGTTTATATTTTTTCACTAGACCTGCGATTACAGGAAATTCAGCTTCAAAATGCGTGAAACACATTTCAGCTAGTTCACGGTGTTCTTTCTGTGCGTGACCGTCCAGACGTTGCCAGAAATAGGTCATCCATGAACGCACACTGCCCTTCATGTATGCACGTGTTGGGGTTGCCAGTGGTAGCACCATTCTTGCAGATTCAGAAGCAATGCCCCTGTCAATTAGTTCTTTATAAATGTTAGCATTCATTGAACAATAAGATTGCGCTGACATTGTTGCCAATTTGTCTTCCTCAAGACTCGCTTGGCGATTGGTTGCCCCCGCTTTACGCATTTCAAGAGAACTAAAATCAAGTTCTTTCACGTCTGCATAACGTTGGGAAAACTCTTGAAAACGAAAAGACCAATGACGCAACACTTGTGCCATAATTGCACGTGATGTTTGGATTTCAAGGGTCATGTCAACCATGTCAAAAGGCGACCAGTGTCCATTCTTGACAAGATACACCAGAAGCTTTTCAGCGTCTTCAGTGCGTTGATTTGGGGAAGAAACCCGTGCCATAAAGGCAATAGATTTTTCAGCTGTCATTCTGTTTCCAGCTTCATCAAGGGCGGTAATATCTGGAACAGAAACCGCAAAAGGTTTTGCATATTGCATAATAAATAAAACGCCCCATGTTTCAGGGGCTTTGGTTAAGATTTATTAGTTGGTTGTTTCAGCAAGAACTTCTTCAAGTGATTGACCAAGCTTTTCTTCAATCAGTGGAACAATGGCGTTTAATTGCTCTTGTGTAGCACCTGGCCCGGTCTTATCAGAAGCAGTGATTGAATTTGCACCCACTGCTTTCAAACATTCTGCAAGTGCTTTCTTGCCCGCTGTCACGTCACCTGAACCTTTCACAAGCTTGGTTGCAAATGTGCGAACTTCAGCAGTTGAATAATTACGTTCAACAGGTGCTTCAGCTTTTGGTTCTTCCTTGGCTGGTTCAGCTGGTGGTGCAGGCGTTTCTTTCTTGGCAGCTTCTGCCGCCTTGGCTTCACGCCTTGCCTTGACCTTATCAAGAATCTCTCTTGTTGCTTCAGGGCTTGGCTTTTCTTCAACAGCCTTTGGTTCTTCCTTGGCTGGTTCAACTGGTGGTGTTGCCTTTTTGGCAGCCTTCTTTGCTGGTTTAGCAGGTGCAGGCGTTTCATCCTTTGCAGGTGCTTCAACAGGTGGAAGACCTGTGATTTGGTTTGCAGCTTCAAGAGCTTCAGCAACGGGCATGGTTGGGCTTGTCTGTGCAAGCACTTTTACGATTTCAATAGTTTGCATATTATCCTTTGTTTTTGGTTGGAGTTTTTAGAGTAAACAAATTTTGTTTTACGTCAAGAGAAAACAGCACGCCAAATTGAAGCGGCGGTGAAAATGACACAACCCCAAAAGACAACGCAAATTGCCAGAACAATCAGGGCGTGTTTAAGGGTGAACTTTTGTTTTGTTGCACGGCGACCTGTGCCAACCTTAAACAAGACAGTTCTGACTTGTTCAGGGGAAGGAATGCCACCTTCAAAGCTTGCTTTCTTATCAAGTGGAAGGTCAAGCAACCAGTTTTCTAGTTCTGCAATAGTGCCAATAAAATGCAATTCACCTTCAGGCGTTTCACATTTTATCTTACCACCAATTTCAGTTTTTGTGACTGTGTAACCTTGGTTTTCAGCACAGGTGATTAAAAAATCATAGTGCTTGCCGATGTTCTGAATGTTGTTTTGTTTGCTCATGTTTTCAGTTTTTTTTTTTAAAGACCAAGGTTCACGCCGTAACGTTGATAAACCCTAGCATTTAGATTGTTTTCGTTCATGGTTCTAAACGCCTTTTTCATAGCGTTTCCATCATACCCGGTTGGAGCTGCACAACTGGCAAACAGAAGGCACAGCCCCAACAGAAGAAATTTACTCATAAAGGCAGGCTAGTAAGAATTTGAGAAAGAACTTCACGTTCTTGGTTTTGAAGGGCATTGCTCATTTGGTTGCTTGAACTTGCTGAAAGGTGGTTGCCCAATAGAGTATTTTTAATCATACCAACTTTATATTCAAGTGACTGAAAAGAATCTTCAGCGGCACGTTTAAGTTGGGTGTAATGTTGGAACTTGAATTTACATTCTGCAAACTTACCAAATTGTGGCAAGTCTGCACCCATACCCATTTCAGCCAGGTCTTCAGTGGTACGTTTAATTTGAATATCTGCCCACTGTATAACATTATCTAAGATTTGTTTTTCTGTTTGTTTGCTCATAGTGATTTGAGAATAAACAAAATTTGTTTAGTGTCAACCCTGTTTGATAAAAAAATTTGCCCCGCCCACTGGTCAGGCAGGCGGGGCGGGTCATGAGCAAACCAAAAACAATTGGTGTGGATTATATCGCACAGCCAGAATGCCTTTGGTCTGAAGAGTTGTCAAAGCTTTTTGGTCTATCATTAGACATATAATCAAATTCTACTTCGCCACTTTTAATGTGGGAACTTAGGCACTCTTTATGCCAACGGTGGTCTTGAAATTCACCTTCAAAAATACTTATTTCATGTATGTGCTTCTCTCCTTTGTGAATTTTTTCGCCACAATAAACGCACCTGTAATTTTTACGGGCAATGGGTTTTGTACGTCTCAATTGTGTATAACTCATAACATTTCAAGGGCTTCTTCATCCAGTTCAACAACTGCTTGCACCTTTGGTTTTATTATCCAGTAAGCACAGCCTTCTTTCTTTTTGGGCAGTTCTTCTTGGCGTTTGGAATAGATGATTCTTTCAGGGTGTTTCTTTTCCAACGCCCGCAATTGGGTAAGTAAGATTCTTGAATTAGGGCAGACCTTTTGAAAACGTGTCTGTTGGGTTCTTGCTCCAATCCCTGCAATGGTGTCATAAAGTTTGTCAACTGAACCTGTCCACTGGTGTTTTTCACCGTCATCAAACAGACCACCAAACAAGGCTTCTTCACAATCGCCGTCAATCCTGCTGGCAAGGTATTGTTCAGGGCTGCCGTCATTCATCATGTCAACAATGGTTGGTGACTTGTAGGAGATAACAGGAAACCGCCCTGAAGGGTCAACAAACTCTTTTGGCTGTTCATACTCATGCAACAACCAGTGAATGAAAGCTGGCAGTTCCTTCTTGAAACGTGCTTCAAAACGTTTGAACCAGTCACCAATCATTTCTGGCCCTAGTGGCCCGTGCTTCATGTCCAGTGCGTGCAGAATTATAATCTTGTCTTCAAACCCGGCTTCAAGGGCAGGAATTGTTGAAATGGTGTGTGGCTCAAGATTCATACAGCGAACAAACCGCCAAAAGGGCGTGATGTTTATACGGTCTTGGTGCATTGCCCTGTAACCTTCTTTACGTCCTACAACCAACCCCTTGATCTTTTCAGCCATTGACCTTTTGTATTCAAAGTTTGTTTCAACAGCGTCTGAATCATCAAGCACCAGAAGGGGGGCAGCAAACATTTCTGCATTCTGTTCGCTGGAATACTTTTTGAAAAGGGGGTCAGCTTTGGCAATCCCACCGCCAAGGATAGGTGCAAGCAGGTGTTCAGTCAAAAGGGTCTTCCCTGCATTAGCTTCACCGCAAAGGTTTAGGAACTGTGCCGGGGCTTTCACGTCTGCACGGCGTTTGCCGTCATTGTATGCTGCTTTGACACTTCCCTTAGCCCAACCAAACAAGGCGTGCAGTTGGGCTTCCTCATGCCCCAACAAGCCCTGCAAGAACTTGGTAATTGTGGGAAACTCACCTTTCTTTGGTTTGATAAGGTTGGGAGAAGTCAGGACAATATACTTCTGGTTGCCTAGTTCATAGAAGCCTGAATGATAGCCCGCCGCCCCTTTCAAGGTGGCATTGATACAGCGGTTAAACTCTACTTCTGAAATGAAGCTGTCAGCAGGTGAAACAATTTCACCAAGTTCTTTTTCAGCGTTGATTCTCATGCCCTTTGAACCCAAACGCACCTTGAATGAATCTTTGTTAATCATTGTCCATTCTTCAGGGCTGTCTTCTTGCCTTGTAATGTATGGCTTTGACTTGGTTGGGTCATAATAGAAGTCAAGGTGTTTGGATTGCTTCAGGCACTTTTCAAAGCCGGGTAAGTCCCATTTCTCAGGGTGATTTGCACCACCAAGGTCAAGGTATAGAACAGACTGAATGCCTCGCCCTTCCTTGGCGGCTGGTGTGTTGGGCATTCTTGCAATCTGGCTTTTGACTCCAAGGCGAGGGTCTGCACCATGCAGACAACCAATCTGGAAGAACCTTTGCTTCAGTGACTTCTTCAGGTCTTTGGCATCAAACCAAAAGTGAATTGACTTGCCGCCTGTTTCAACAGCCATAACCAGCGGGGCAAAGTCTGCCATTGCCATTGCAAAGCTGGTGAAGCGTTCAGCATTCTTTGGCCCGTGTTCATCTCCTTCAGGGTAGTCAAACTCAAATACCATATAGCGGCGCTCCTTCACATTGGCGTTGCACCGGGTTGAAACTTTGTCATTGTTCAGCGGGTTTGGCACGCCTTCAACCTTCTTGAATGTGGAAGGGTTCAGAAAGTGGAAGTTTTCAAGCGGTGCTTTCTTGTCTTCAAGAAATGCGTCAAGGTCTTCCACCTTGGTCAGTGACCCATATTCAAGGGCTGAATGTTGCAGGTTGATAATGTCACCGGGGGCAAACAAACCTTCAACAATATCACGTGCCTTGGTTGCCACTGGTTCAGGCGACGTTTCCAGAAGTTGGTTCTGGCTGGTGCGTCTGAATCTCAGAAGCATTTCTTCCTGTGCAGAAACCTTGTCTGCTGCATCTTGGTCAACCAGTTTGGAAACGTCACCTTCTACTGACCAAATGCGGTCAACTGCCCGTTGCGGTGCTGTTTCATAGTCAATGCGGTCTTGGTGGTATTGGTCTTGAAGGTGAGCAAGGGTGTCTTCATAACTCACACCCATTCTGAAGCAGGTTGCCGCAACAGTTAAAAGGCTGTCATTGTGTCCATTGCCTTCTTCAACCAATTCAAGAACAGTGTATTCTTTACCAGAAGGCAAACGTTCTGCTTGCTCTCTTAGTTCAAGAGGTAAAAATTCAATGGGGCTTTTCTGCCTGCTTTCTAATGCAGGCACGTCTTCAAAGGTGATTTCGTCCACCGTGTTTTCTTCTTTTTCGCTCATGTGACCGCCTGCATCTTTGGTGCTTCATTTCGTAAAGTCAAACAAAATTTGTTTATTAAGTAGGTGAAAAATAGTCAAGGGCAGTAGGGCAGTGGTTTAGGGCAGTAAAAAATCCACTGCCCTAATTAGATCAGATTTTTTAGGTCAAAAATTATAAGGGTAAAAATATCATTGAAATTTAGGGCAGTAAAAAATTCACTGCCCTGCTAGTGCCCAATTACTGCCCTGCTGTTTTTCCTATATTCTATAAGGGATTAAGAAGGGTGTTTATTATTTAGGGCAGTTGGGCAGTGGATTAGGTTGTATAGTAAATAAAATAAAAAATTTCAGATTTTAGGAGAAAATGACGGTTTTTAGTGTTCAAATTGGCATAACTGGCAACAGATTTTTGAAAAAATATAATATACTTGCTGAAATGGCAAATTCACTGCCCTACTGCCCTTGTGTTCAGTTGGACACCATTTTCAATCAGATTTTTTGGGTCAAAAATTATAATCAGATTTTTTGCCTTAAAAGGTTGACAGTAAACAAAATTTGTTTATACTCAAATTCTATGAGCAAAACAAACCTTACCCCAATGATGAAGCAATATGAAACTTTACGTTCTGCACTTCCTGAAAAATACATTCTCTTTTTCCGTCTTGGTGATTTTTATGAAATGTTTTTTGAAGAATCACTTGAAGTTGCTGCAATACTAAACATTGCCCATACTAAAAACCGTAATGTTGATTGTGCAGGAATACCATTTTACAAGGCAGATGATTGGTTTAAAAAGTTAAATGAAGCTGGTTATGCTGTTGCATTGGCGGTTCAAACTTCAGAACCAAAAGCTGGTGAAATTGTAGAACGCAAGATTGGCAAAATCATTTATGAGCCTAACGCCTAACCAACCAGCATAAATTCCAGCCTTGCAAATGCCTCTTCATTGGGGCATTTTTCGTTTATATGTTTGCAAAGGAAGAACTTTCAACTGAATTGATGATGGTTGACCAACCAGCCGGGTTGACCCCGCTGGAATTGGCGTTTTGCCGTATCTATGCACAAGGGTCACGCCCTTTCACTGCATTCATGGAAGCGTGGAAGCAATTTGAAACAGAACCCATTTCCAGAGAGAGTGCAGCAGGCTATGCGGGGGCATTGATTAAGAAGCCACAAGTGACGGCGTATGTTCGCAAGCTGAACACAATGCTAGAAGAAATGGCAGTGATGAAGATGCACCAAGCCCAAATGTATCTGACTGAAGCAGTGTTGACACCTATTAAAGAGATCACAGAAGACAGCCCACTTTGTCAGAAGGTCACACGCACCATTAGAACAACCAAGGACGGCACAAAAACTGAAACTGTGACCTATGAGAGCGTGAACAAGATGGACGCTTTAAAGACCCTTGGACAGTTCAAAGGATGGAATGCACCAATCAAGGTTGACCATAACCACACAGGGGGTGTGATGATGATACCAATGGCAGAAACCTTGACTGATTGGGAAGCTGCCGCCAAGGACAGCCAAAAAAAATTGATGGAAGACGCAATAAATGTATGACTGAACAACCAACCAAAAATGAAATTGCTTGGCAACCTTTGCCGGGGTCACAGACCTTGGCGGTTGCCTGTCCTTGTGATGAAATACTTTACCACGGGACACGGGGGCCGGGTAAGACTGAATGCCAACTGGCATATTTCGTTGCACGGTGTGGCATTGGGTATGGCAGGCATTGGCGAGGCATTATGTTTGATCGTGGCTACAAGAACCTTGATGACATGATTTCAAAGGCACAGAATCTGATTCCTAAAATCTTCCCAAAGGCAAAATTCCTTTCCAGCAAATCAGATTTGGCTTGGAAGTTTCCAGACGGTGAAACGCTTCTGTTTCGTCACATGAAGACCCCGCAACAATACAGGCAATACCACGGGCATGAATACCCATTCATTGGTTGGAATGAGCTTACCAGTTACCCAACAAGTGAACTGTATGACCTCATGAAGTCTTGTAACCGTTCAAGCTTCATACCAAAGGAACACAGTCCCAAACTTACACCAGATGATTTGCGAGTCATTGAAGAATGTGACATTCTTGAAGAAGAATACCCTGCAAAGGTAAAGAAGCGTTTACTTCCAGACATTCCACTTGTCACTTTTGCCACCACCAACCCGCACGGGCCGGGACATGGTTGGGTAAATAAAAAGTTCATTCAGGTATCAGCACCCGGCGTGCCGTTGAAGTCACAGACCAAGGTTTTTAATCCAAGAACCAAGGCTGAAGAAATGGTTGAAACAACACAGGTTGCAATCTTTGGGAGCTATAAAGAAAACCGCTTCCTTGACCCCAAATATGTGGCTTTCCTGAACAACATTAAAGACCCCAACAAACGCCGTGCTTGGCTTGGTGGTGATTGGAACATTACCAGCGGCGGGGCAATTGATGACGTTTGGAAGCCTGCACACCACGTGTTGCCACGTTTCAAAGTGCCTTCAAATTGGCGTGTCACAAGGTCTTTTGATTGGGGTTCAACACACCCTTTTTCAGTTGGTTATTGGGCAATTTCCAATGGGGAAGAAGTCAACATTGACGGCAAGGCACGTTGCTTTGCACCGGGTTCACTCATTCGCATTGGTGAAATATATGGTTGCGAGTTTACACAGAAACCAGACGGCCGCATTGTGCCAAACTTTGGGAGCAACAAAGGCCAAAGGCTTTCAGCCCGTGAAGTTGCCCGCCGCATCAATGAGTATGAAGAAGAACTTTCAACTGGTGGCTGGATTCAATCAAGTGTTGAACCCGGGCCAGCAGATGGGCAAATTTTCAACGTCAATGAAGCTGAATCTGGTTCAATTGCCCAATTGATGGAAGCTGAAGGCGTGCGTTGGTATGCAGCAGACAAGAGCAAAGGCACAAGGAAAAATGGATTGGAGTTGTTGCGCTCCTGTCTTGAAAACGCTGTTCAAGGGGAAGGCAAAGGGCTTTATGTTATGTCACACTGCCAAGCGTTCCTTGAAACTGTGCCAACGTTGCCACGTGATGAAGATGACCAAGATGACGTTGACACAACAGCTGAAGACCATGTTTATGATGAAGTGCGTTACATGGTTCTTGATGACAAGCCCGCCTTCACAGGTGACGTTGATTTGTCCTTTGTCTAACTCCAAGGTGTGGACTGAAAACCCCAAGATTGCATAAATTCAGAAGCTTCATACCATGTTTTACGTCCAAAGTTACGGGCTTTTTTAAGTTCCCCGCCCCCATAAGCATTTATGAAAGCTTCTTTTGATTCTATCCCCAACCCAATACATGCCTTTCTTAATCTTACAGAAAAAGGCGCATACCAAATTTCTTTTGGGTCTGATACATCATCAAATTTTGCTATCCTTTCTTTTATTTGCTTGTGGTATGTGCCAACCTGTTGGGGGTTTCGCCCCGGTAAAATAATATCTCTTATTTCTTTTTGTGTGAACTCTCCACTTTCAACAAGCGCATAGCAGGCGAGTTTTCTAGGTGAACCGATGATTCTGTTTAATACATTTGAATTGCTCATAGTGTTTTGACAATAAACATATTCTGTTTATTGTCAACGTAAAAAGTGTCTAAGACCTTTCAACGTGGTGGTTCTCGTATTTGTTTGTTTCTTCTAGCCTTTGCAACGTGTGTTCAAAGGCATAGAATAACAGGTTTTTACAAGCTTGAAACACAGTGGGTTTTTTAATGTGAAGAAGGGGTTCAAAGTTCTGGCAAACTTCAATCCTGTTTGACTTCACTTCACATTTGAAAAGGATTGTCACACTGTCTTTTTCCTTGTTGTCATTTATGCGTTTACGTTCCTGAATGTCCAACACATCATTCTTAACAGTGCCTAGGCATTCATTGAAAACGGTCACAAAGTCAGGGCGTAGGTAACAGACCTTTGGCAAGGCGTGTTCTATCTTCACAAAACCACACTGCATTTCAACCAATGTGATGCTTGCAGTCAGCCTTTTAACCCGGCTGTTTTTGAGTTTTATTTTCTTACTCACTGCTTAAATTACCCCCAAAGAAAGTCTGTTAGGTTTACCACAAATAAACCCCTTACAAGTAAGCCCTTGTGATTTTAAAAGTTCATCAAATTGTGGGAAGCCCTGTTCAACAATATCCACAAGTAATGCCGTTTCGTTGTCTGAATAAGTATAAAGCATTATGCCAAGGTCACAAGGCGAACCATTGCCCTGTATAAATCTAAGTTGCAGACCTTTTTGCGTTTTAAAAATGTCTTTTATACGAGAATAGAATGTTGTATTTGAGAGTTTTTTGTTTTTGCTCATAGTGACCCCTATAGTAAACAAAATTTGTTTAATGTCAACTAAATCTTGCAATTGCCCCCCAAAATATGTTTGGTAAGGTATGCCAAAAGGGCCAAATGTAGGGTATATTCGTAAAGAGGTAAAACAAGAACTCACAAAGTGGGGTCTTGTTGATGACTGTGTTTCTGGTGAAGAACACATTAAGGGCAAGGGTGAAACGTATTTACCAGCCCCCAACACAGACACTTGCAAGACCAGAAACAAAGAACACTTTGAAAGCTACAAAAAGCGGGCGGTGTTCTTTCCTGTTACCAGAAGAACCCTTGAAGGACTTGTTGGGCAGGTATTCAACAAGGAAATTCAGACTGACTTGCCAAGTGACCTTGAAACAATGGCAGAAGACGTTGACGGTGCAGGCACTAACCTTGAACAGCAGTCAAAACAGGTGCTTGAATCTGTCCTGAAAAAAGGACGTGCAGGGCTTCTTGCAGATTTCCCAAAAATTGAAGAAGGGCAAGTTGTCACACAGGCAGATATTAACAGCGGTAAAATTCGCCCCCGTGTCATTCTTTATCAACCCGGTCAAATAATAAATTGGCGAGAACAAACTATTGGTGGAGAAACCCGCCTTTCCCTTCTTGTCCTAAAGGAAAGCAAGATTACCAAAGATGATGGATTTGAATTTGATTCAAAACCCCGTTGGCGTGTTTACCGTCTGATTGAGGGCGTGGCAACTGTGACTGTTTGGAAACTGAAAGATGAAGACAAACCAGACACCAAAGAAAAGCCTGAATATGAAGTTGAACAGGAAGAAACAACCCTTCTTGGTTCTGGACAAACGCCACTTGAATCAATCCCTTTCTGTTTCGTTGGAGCAACCAACAATGACAGCACAGTTGATGAAACACCACTTTACCCAATCGCAAGCCTGAACATTGCCCATTACCGCAATAGTGCAGACTATGAGCAAACGGCGTTCATTACAGGACAGGCAACACCAGTGTTCACAGGTCTAACAGATGATTGGGTGAAAACCCACATTAAAGGCAAGGTGAAACTAGGTTCAGCCAACGCCGTGGCACTACCACCAAACGCCACCGCAACACTGCTTCAGGCACAAGCAAACAGCCTCCCAATGGAAGCAATGAAGCACAAGGAAGACCAAATGAAAGCCATTGGTGCAAAGCTCATTGAACCAAACACAGTGCAACGCACAGCCACTGAATCAGAAATTGAAGAAACGTCTGAAGCTTCAATTCTTTCATCTATTGCAAAAAATGTTTCTGCTGCATACCAGAAGGCTTTCTTCTTTGCGGCAACCTTCTTTTCACCTACTGAAGAAGACCAAATTTTAATTGAACTTAATTCTGAATTTCAGGTTATGGGGCTTAATGCACAGGAACGCACAGAAGTTGTTTCTGCTTGGCAAGCTGGTTTAATTACCAAGGAAGAAGCCCGTGATGTTTACAGACGTAAGGGCATTGCAACTGAAGCAGATGAACAAGCATTTGCAAAAATTAGTGAAGAAGGTGTTGTAACATTCGGTGACGTAGAAGAGATTCAATAACAGTAAATTTTTCACAAAAAAAATGAATACAGAATTAATTTTTCCAAACTTAGCCGCGATGAAGATGTTCCCAGTTTTAGCAAGTTTTATTGCAGTAACTTCAAATGACCCAACCAGTTTTGTGGCAATTGGCATGTCTGCTTCTGTGATTATAACTGTTTTTGAAGCACAAAAAAATAAAGTCGGCATATTTGATTTAGGTGCAAAAATCACTGTCACAATGGTTGGGGGCATAACCCTTCCAAGCATACTACAAACGTCCGGAGTGTTGCAAAAATACGCCCCTTTTATAAACCCAAAAAATACGGAATTGACTTGGCAAATATGGCTTCTATTAGGGTTCATTGCGGGCACTTTGTCTTGGTCTTTGTATATTGGTTTTTCTCGAATGGCAAAGTCTTTGATAAAGTTGAAATTTGATAAATAGTGCCAACCCCTTCTTACATAGATATTGCCACCAAACGCCAAGTGATTCTTGAACGCTTGAAGTCTGGTGAAGTTGCAGACTTCACCAAGGAAATTAAAAAAATTGAAAGGCTCATTCGTAAAAGTCTTCTTGATTTAGATGAAGACCTTTCTGAACTTTCAAGGGTTCAATTAAACAACCTTTTGGCACTATTACAACGTGACCAAGGGGCTATTTTTGCCACTGCAATAAAAAAGTTTTTGGAACGCACAGCTGAAATTGCGGCGGTCTATATGCACCAAGAATTGCTTGATCTGAAACGCACAGTTGATGTGCGTGGGACAAGGTTAAATGCCTTCACAAATAAAGGCATTTTCAGAAAGGTCATTCAACGCCCCCTGCAAACAGATGGAGACCTTTTGAAGTCTTGGCTTAAGAAATTTACAGACAAAGAAGTTCAACGCACAACAAATGTGGTTAGGCGTGGGCACAGCACAGGCAAGACCAACCAAGAAGTTGTTCGTGAACTGATTGGCACAAAAGCCCGCAACTACAAAGACGGGGTTCTTACAACAAGTAGAAGAAACGCTTCCACGGTGGTCAGAACAAGCGTTCAGCATGTGGCAAGTTCAGCACGTCAAGAAGTATGGGAAGCCAACCAAGACGTTGTTGCAAGGTATGAATTTGTTGCAACTCTTGACCGGGTGACAAGTTCAATTTGCCGTTCACTGGATGGGCAAGAATTTGACTTTGGCAAAGGCCCAATTCCACCGCTTCATCCAAATTGCAGGTCAACCACAATACCAATTTTGAATGACAAGTTTTCATTCTTGTCAAAAGGCAGAACACGTTCTTCAGAGAATGGCCCTGTTTCTGCCAATTCTGAATACTATGATTGGCTAAAACGCCAAAGCAAAGAAGACCAAGACCAAGTTCTTGGCAAGAAACGTGCAAAGCTTTTCCGTGATGGTGGTTTAACCATTGAAAAATTTAGGGCTTTGCAATTTGACAAGAATTTTGCACCTTTAACTTTGAAAGAAATGAAAGCACTTGAACCTGAAGCCTTCTTGAAGGCTGGTTTGTGATTCATATTTCACCAAATCTGAACAACAAACCAAATTGTTGTTCATTCATAACCAACAAAAACAAAGAACAGTATGAAATATACCATTGATAAAGAGGCATTTGATGCCCTAACAGAAGACGCAAAAAAGGAATACAACCTTGACGGCGAGACAGCCACACTTGTCATTGAAGGTGGGCCAGATATTGCAAGGCTTGAAAAGAAAGCAAACCTTGCTGAAGAACACCGCAAGAAAGCAGAAGACGCACGTGACGCTGCTGAAGACAACTTAAAAACCGCACGGGCTGAATTTTCCAAGGCGGGGGGCAATGCTGACAAGATCAAAGAACTTGAAGCAAAGCACACAGCAGAACTTGAAAAGGTGCGTAAAGAACGTGAAAGCGAAAAAGCAGAAGCCCTTGCCAAATCTGACCAAGAAATGGTGAATGCTGAAGCAACAAAATTTGCTTCTGAAAACTTCACAATTCCGGGGCTTGTTTCAGACCAGATTGCAAAACGCCTGAATGTTGAAGAAGTTGGCGGCAAGCGTGTTGTGCGTGTTCTTGATGCAGATGGAAACCCTTCTGCCCTTGGTATCAATGACCTACACAAAGAATTTCTTGACAATAAAGAATTTGCACCCATTATTAAAGCAAATGTTGGAGCGGGCGGCGGTGCTTCCCCTGCGGCAGGCGGCGGTGCTGACCATAAAGGAAAAGAAAATCTCTCATTGACTGAAAAAGTTGCAATGAAGAAAGACAATCCTACACAATACGCCGCTTTGTTTCCAGAAAACTAAGGGGCATAAACAAAAACCTTAACATAAAAAATTATGCCAGAAACTAAACTTATTGACAATTTTGACGCCCAAATTTGGGCTTCAGCAATTCAAGAAGCTTCCACCGCTAAAAACGCATTTATTGCTTCAGGTGTGGCTTCTTTAGATGGAATGATTTCCGAAAAACTAAAAGGCGGCGCAAATACCGTTGACCTTGGTTATTGGGAAGGACTTGACGGCGTTGGGGAAGCTAATGTTTCCACTGACAACCGTGCAACACAGGCTGCAACCAACAAGATTGCAACCAAGAAACAAATTGCACGTTCTGCTTCACTAAACCAAGCATGGGCATTCAGTTCACTTGCACGTGAAATGAACCCACTCGCACAAGACCCTGTTGGGGCGGTAACGTCAAAACTTGGTGGGTATTGGGCTAAACAAAACCAAAACCGCCTTGTTCAATCAATCAACGGTATTGTTGCAGATAACATTGCAAACAATGGTGGCGACATGGTATTTGACAACGCTGGAACTGTTGCGGCTGTTACTGCTTCAATGTTCCTTGACGCTGAACAAACCCTTGGTGATGCAAAAGGCCTTCTTACAGCAGTTGCAATGCACTCTGTGATTGAAAACAGCCTGAAGAAACTTAAACTTGTTGAACCAGTATATGATTCAAGTGGTCAGTTCCTTTTCAATTCATATCTTGGGAAGCGTGTGATTGTTGATGACACAATGCCAGTTGACACAACCGGTGCAGACCCAGTTTACACAACCGCATTCTTTGCAGCAGGTGCAGTTGGTTTTGGTGAAGGCACGGTTGACACACCTGCTGAAACTGAACGTGAAGCACTCGCTGGCAATGGTGGAGGGTATGACGTGATTATTTCACGTATCAATCCTTGCTTCCATCCTTATGGGTTCGCATTCAATAGCACAACTGTTGCTTCTGAATCGCCAACCTCCACTGAACTCGCACTACCTGCAAACTGGACACGTGTTGCACCTCGCAAACTCGTTCCTATGGCTTTCCTAAAGTCACTTGCTTAATATTAACCCTTAAATACGGCCGCCACCTCTGTTCATCCTTATGAGGTGTTTAAGTGGTGGCTTCGTATTTACAATTTTATAAAAACAAATGGCAGATTTACATTACTTAAATTTACGTGCAAACGGTCTTTCTGATAAAGCAGCAAAGGCACGCATTGCAGAAGAAGGCAAGGCTTCCCCAAAAGAAGAAACCAAACCGAAAGAACCTTCAACAGCTGACAAGAAAGCTGCACTGGCATTGGAAATTGAAGCCCTTGGTGGTGAAGTTCCAACAGACCGTTCTTCACTCGCAAAGTTTGAAGAAGCACTTGAAGCGGCTAAAAAGTCAAAAGAAACTACACCTGAAGCAACAGGCGTTGAAACTGGTGAACCAGTAAAAGAGGAAGAAGAAACCTCTGAAGACTTAGGACTTTAAACAATCTGGTTTTTGGGGTGAACTGAAAGTTTCTTCCTTTGTTCTTTCCTACTAGCCCCAATTACCTTTTTACAAATTATCATGGCTCTAATCATTGAAGACGGTTCAATTGTAGCAGGTGCAAATTCTTTTGTTACCGTGCAAGAAGTGCGTGACTATTGTTCAGCCCGTGGGCTGGAACTACTTGTTGACGGCAACCCGGCAACAGATGCACAAATTGAAATTCTGATTATTAAAGCCACTGACTATTTGGGGTATCTTGAACCCCGTTTCCAAGGGCATAGATATGACCCAGAAAATCAAGAATTACCTTTCCCCCGTTCTTGCATCTTATTCCATGGCGCAGACATTGGGGGTTTAATCCCAAAAGTTTTAAAAGATGCTCTTGCACGCCTTGCATTTGATTCTAGTGGACAAGACCTTTTAACCACTGTTTCCGCCTCTTCAAGTGGTGAAATAGTGAAAGAAAAAGTTGGCCCACTTGAAGTGCAGTATGACCCCAATAGTAATAATCAGAATCAACCAGAATTTACTTCTGCGATGGCGTTGCTTGAACCTTTATTTGGTTCTGGTTCTGGCAGTTCAGGACACGGCATAAACATTAATTGTTCGCGGTAATGAGTAAATTTGACTATACAAAAGCACAGGAAACCGCCCTTAGACTGGTTGATAAATTTGGGGTGTTTCAGGAACTTGCTTTTGTGCGTGTAAGTTCAAACTATGATCCAGTTGTGGGCAAACGCTCCAACATTTCTATGGTGACCACTGGGGCAACCTTGGTGACTGTTCCAGCAACCTCTGGAACAACACAAGGCTTTGACAATCGTTTAATGGAACAACTGAGACGTGGCAAAGTTCGTTTTTTTTACGTTGCACACGTTGGACTTCTTTTTGAACCAAGAGAAACAGATTATTTAATTTTTGAAGGGCAAGTTTGGCAAGTCATGGGTTCGACACCAACCAACCCGGCGGGGCTTCCTGTGCTCCATTCTGTTGGGGTTCAACAGACCCCAATTTCAGAACTTGCTGACGTCCTTCTTTCTGAAGGTGCAGAAATTGCAGGAGAATCTTTGACTTTAAACGAATTGATTGCTTTAATAGCCCAGTTAAAAGATAAAATTTACAATGAAGATTTACGCGATCTTGAAATACTACCTTAAATAATTATGGCACTACTATCCACAGACCTTGTGCTTGTCCAACGAGGGGCAACACAATTTAAAATGACCGCTAACGAATTTGCAGAATTTGTTGGTGCTGTTAAAGACGTTACAGTTGCAGACTATGCAACTTTGCAGGCACTCACTTCAGCTGAAGTGAGTGAAGGACACCGTGTATTTGTAACAGATGCAACGGGCGACCCAACAGTTGACAACAGTTGGGCAGTTTATCGAATCAGTGGAACATCACCTCTGACATTTGACAAGATTCAAGAAAATGAAAGTTTAGATGTCACCGCAACCGTTGATCTTTCTGTTGGCGCAAGGAATGCGACTTCAATTACAATCGGTAATACGAACGGCGCAGACGTTGTTCTTCCATCTGTCAACGCAACAGAAGCAGGGCTTGCAACACCAGCTATGTTGAACAACTCGCACGTTGCAGCAACTGCGCCAAACCCCCCAACAAATCCAATTGTTGTTGATGCGAACCAACAGGTTTCAATGGACATTGCGCAACTTGACCCACTCCCATAATGTCAGCACAAGCAACAGATGAACTTGTAAGTGTAAGGCAAGGCATACACGGCAAGTTCACTGTCCAAGACCTCATTAATATAACTAATGCAAACTGGGCATATTTTGAAGCAAATGTGAAATATACGAATAATGACACCATTATCACGACAGGCGAAGTGTTAGAGTGTGTTTACCAAGGGGGCACATTTTATAGGTACATAGCCACGGACATGGATGCGTATGGGTATCCTACAGAAGATGCATTCTACACGGATTTTGACGGCACAATTTTAACCAATAAACTCGCTGAAAGGCACAATTAATTATGGCATTTTTATTATCAGGCACGACAGTTTCACTTACCGCAGACGTAACAGACATTTCCGCGTCTAATTTAGACGCAATAGTCCCATTTGAACGTCACGGTGTAGGCGATTCACAATTCACTTCTTATTTCATGGGGGATGTGAAACTTTCAATAGGCTTCATCTTGACGATAGACCCTACTAAGGAAATTTTAATATTCGGCACTGCTTCACAAACAAACACAATTGACATAT